CCGGATAGGTCACCGGACTGACATCGATCAGCTCTCGAATGGTGTGGATTCTTCGCACGATGCGCTTGTTTTTTCGATCCTCTTCCCACTCATCCTTATCCACCACAAAGCAGAAGGACTGCTCTTTAATGTCCCCCCTGGAGACCGAAACCCCCAAGTCTCTCGCAATGGATGTCTCCGGTAGGGTGATTTCCGAGAAGAGGCCCCGTTCATCCTCGGTGATCTTCAATGTTCCGGCGCTTTCCCTGCCCAGCACAAAGTTGGGATCGTGGTTGAAAAGCGCTCTACAGTCCGAAGATTTCAACGCCTCCCCGAATGCTCCAGGGAGGATATATTCCCTTAGTTCCGTCTCTCCCCACCCAAGGTTTTCGGATGGGGAGTCAAACACTGCGGAGTATCCCGCAAGAACGGTCTCGCCACTGTCCCGCTTGTCCACTCGAAACTCTTTGACCGGGAAAACCCGCCTTTCAAACCCCCTGTTCATATGCCGTCTCCAAATAAAAAGGGCCATGGGGGAGACAAGGGGAAGGACAACGCCCCCCTTATCTCCCACACGGCCCGGTTGTTCCGATACCTTGTGGTGATCTATCTAAATTGTGACTACGCCTCTTTCAATTTCGGCGGTTTATAACTTCGTTTCTCTTCCAGATGGACGATCCTACCGTTTTCAAATCGAATAGTGATGGATCCATACCACTTGTCCGAAATCTTCGGCCTCAATATCGACAATAACCAATCAATCATGATCAACCCGCTCAACCTCGTCATAACCCACGGCAACCTGCCCAATACAAGCGCTGTTGTTTGACCCATCAAGATAAATTGCCACAAGGCAGCTATCATCAAGCAAAACATCAACATGGCCCATTGAACCGGCCTTCAGCGTCTCGGGAGCAATGATTTCTTCGTCGTCCGGCCCACTGATTGTTTCTCCGTTCGGGTACATCAGGTTTTCTTTATCAACAAGAATCTTGACCCTGTCCATTCTTGAAATCGTCATGACTCGCGCTCCTTAATAATGCCATTGGCAATGATCGCCATCTGGCGATTTCTAATGACATCCGACGGCCACCAATATTCTAATAAATGCGCCTGGCGCCTTTCATCAAGAGATTGAAAACCAGGGTATGCACTTTCTGGATTCTTTATCTTCTCCAGGTGATCAGAAACGTTTTTTTGAAAACTTTTTTCAGACCTTTTGACCTGATCCAAAGACTGTTGGCTCAGTTGAATGTAGGCGCCGTGGTGCTGCCCCCCGTCCTGTTTTGCTGCTTCATACGGATTTTTGAACAACCTGTTGCCCGCATCGACAGGAACAATCGCGCAAACACACCCTTTGTGAATCGGGGGATGACCTTTCCGGCCTTTAATCCGCATGTGGTTTCCATTGGCGTCTTTGCCTGTCAATATATCATCCTTTTCCAGAAATGGCGATTTTATACCAACTATTTTCCCGTTCAATTGTTTACAAAACGGGCAGGCTTTAGACCCCTGTGCGACCCACTTCAACTTTACAACGCCATTTTGACGCCATGTCTCCCTTGCAACGGCATTGGCCACCCGGATGGCCTCGTCGTCTGCAATTTGATCCGGTCTTTTTTCAAGCCACGCTTTTGTCCTCAAAAGAAGTGTTTCAACCACCTCGTCTGGGGCCGCATCTTCCACCAGCTTTTTCAACTGCCCGATGGATGACCCGCAATGTCGAGTGGCGTAAACGTCCAGGTACTCAGTAACGAAACCTACAAGCTCGTCGGTCATCACCTCATCAAGGCCGATCATCCTTCCAGACTCCCGAGCGATCAGGTCGGCATACGCCTTCAAAACCGGCCCGAAATCACGCTTGATCCACCCCGGCATTTCCTTAGAGTAAAACGCGTCAAGCCATCGAATAAAGTCAGAACTTGATCGCTCTCCAAAATCTTTTTCTATAGCCATCTGGACGACATCCACTTCATTTTGAACCATCTTGGAAAAAAATTCGAACAGAATGGGTCGGTGCTCCCTCTCAAGAGACTGGATACCCTGTATCACCTTTTCGTCGTCGGTCAACTTGGCGTCATCCTTTGGTTTGGCAAAAAAAAAATCACCGTTCGGATCGTCCGTCCGATCCTCACAGGTGCCGGAGTCAAATTGCCCTATCAACTGCCTGAACTTCTTTTCCTGCACCGCCCCTCGGGTCATCTGAACCCGCTGAACCTCTTCGATCATGTGGGTCGGAACCAGATTTAATTGAACATAGGTCTTGTCTGCCCACTCTTCTTCAATGGGGTTTTCATCTTCAAGTTCAAGAATTCGATTGGGGCTATAGGCTCCTACACCAAACATCATCCGGTAATATTCGGCCCTGGATTGCTCATCACCCCGCATCAAAGCGTTGGCGTTGTGTCGAACAGACAGCTTTCCACGCTCGAAGTCCCTAAGCAAAAACGCCTCATAGGACTGCTCAAGCTTTACAAACCACGGCCTGAATGTATACGTCACCAGCTCAAGGCTTTGCTGCTGCATGTTGCTGTAATTCGCGTTGGTCAAATCCTTCAGCACATGGGGGGGGAGGTTAAACCACCTGGCCACATCATTGACCGAAAACTGTCGAGCCTCCAATAACTGTGACTTTTCAGGTTCAACTCCGACGGTACTGACATCCATACCTTCCTCTGCCAACATCACCCGGTGAGACCTCCCAAGGCCGGAATAGGCGTTTTCAAGGGATCGCTTCAAGTTGCTGTATGCCTGGTCACCAAGCGTTTCGGGGTGTTTAAAAATAACCCCGAGGTTGGCCCCATTCTTAAAAAAAAGGTTGGCAAACGTCCGCATTGCCAAAATAAGACCGATGCTGTCCCTGGACTTTTCCATCATGGATAGCCCCATCAAGCCATTTCCAACCCCGGGCACCCTTAGAACGTCCTCTTGATCCAGGACAATCTCTTTGTGATCCACGGTCAAGACGGTGTATTTCAATCGACTGTTTTTGCGCTCGATCTTCAATATATTCTCTGGATGCACGGGCCATAAGGCCGTAACCCTTCGAAGGTTGTCACGCTCTATGATAGAATACGCCGTGCCCCAGAGCGCCTGGTAGTAGATGCAGGACTCACGCCATGTCATGGCTGTCATCTCCGGGTTGGCCATGACATTCAGCCGTTGATGAAGATAGTGAAGTTTCTTCTTGACGCGCTGCCTCCCGTTGCTCTCCAGGACGGGACATGGCAGGCTTGCAATATTCGAGGCCAGAAACATGATCGCACACCACACCGCGCTCTCAGAAAGCATCGTGCCCTCGTTCACTGTTGCGCCAGACTCCGACACACCCCCACCACCAAAAAAATCCACCAGCCACTATTGGGGCACCGTGACATTGCTTTTGTTTGCTCGAAATGCGCTCGAAAAAATACCCATGGCTTATCCTCGCCTCTCCGGTTGTCCCGGTCTGATTTTCCCCAAATCGATTGATGGCGATGGGGATCCCAGGGCCAACACAAGCCCCATGACCATTAAAACGATACCAGAAACAATTGCAGCAATATCAACGCCATATTTTTCGTACATTCCATAGGAAAAGCCGAGAAATCCAAAAATAATGAGAATATCAGACAAATCTATCCGTTTAAATAGCCCCAAGACAGCGCACCCCACCCGTTTCATAAATTGATGTTTTCTTGATGTTCAGCTCTGGTAGCTCGGCGCCGTTGAGCGCCATGGCCAAAGCCACAAGCCCGTCAATGCGACCGGTTGATTTTGCCTTGTCAAACTTCCGTGACCCGGCAGGATCTCGAACAACCACCGCATTAGATGCACACCAGTTCAGCACCGGGTGGTTTCCATGCCGGATCCGTGATTCAATGACCAGATCCTCAAGCGTCTCCACCGCCGGCCCCATATCCTGGAACCCCTGCCCATGCATCACGAGCTTCAGGGCGTTTGGCCCCGGACAATCTTCTTTGTCGTGGATATAGCAGTCGCAACCAAGGTTTTTGAGCTCCAGGATGAAATTGTTGATTTTCCATCGATCAAATTTCAGCTCGTCAATGTGGTATTTGTTGTGAAACTCTATGACCTTCTTTGCGACCCATCCATAATGAATGGTTTTACCGGGCCTTGCCTCAAGAAAACCCCTGGACGCCCAGCTATCATATGGGACGCGATCTGTTTTTGACTTTTCCCTGATGTTGTCACCAGGCACCCAGAAAAAAGGAAATATGTGGTACTCCTGATCAACCGCTGCACAGATCACCAACGATGTGAGGTCGTTTTTCTCTGAAAGGTCAAGCCCCGCATAAATTTTTCCACTCTCAAGGGCAGACTTATCCGGTTCAGATCCACACGCCTTCCACAGGGATGGCGTCAAAAAGTGATGCTCGCTTGCAACCCGCTGGTTGCAGTAAAGGTTTCTGAACGAAGACTCTGCCGTTGGCATGACCTGCGCCTTTTTGGCAAAGTCACGCATCTCGTCAAGAGATCTGAAATCCCCAATGGCCGGATTGGCAAGAGGCCACATCGACTCGTCCCAAACAGGATCGTAGCCCGCCGCGGCTTCCTCTTCTGTTGGCTCCGGGATCTCATAAATGAAAGATTTAAACGTAGGATCGTCGAGATCTCCATCGTTTACTCGCTTCCCATAATCCACCAGCTCTGAGAGTAGCGCCTGATCATTGGCCGCCTGGGTTGAGAACACCCAGGCCAAAGCTTCGTCATGTGCCCCGGTGGATGTCATCATGACGTCATACAGCTCCCGATCCTGCCCAAACTGTGCCAGCTCATCAAATGCAAGGAACGACGACGATTTCCCGTGCTTTGACCGGGACTCAGATGATAGGGCTTTGTATAGACTCCCCGATATTGGATCAATAATCTCTTTGACGGAATCCTTTATGTTCAGTCTCGCATCAAGCTCTTCGTCCAGGCGAATCATGGCACACGCATACTTAAACAAAATAGCGGCCTGGTCTCGATCAAATGCAACGCTGTAAAGCTGTCCATTCATCACTGCTTCAGGCCCGCAAAGGTGAGCAAGACAAAGAGCCGCAACAATGGCGGTCTTGCCGTTTTTCCTTCCGATGCTCAAAAGCGCCTGCTTGCAGACCCGCCTCCCATTTTCGTCAACCGGGTCATAGACACCCCGAATGATTGCCTCCTGCCATGGCCTCAAAACAAACTGGCGACCCGCGCCGCGCCCATCGGGAAGCGTCAGGGTGTTGATAAAGTCTATGATGTTTTGTGCTCTGCTCATGAACCGAACATCAGGCCCTTACGGCCTTCCTTTTGGGGTTGGGGCTTGGTGCTTGTGTCAGCCTTCCACCCGGAAATCCTCGCGTTGGGGCAAGCCCTAAGCTTTGTTGCCGTTGAGTTCATCATGGCGTTTGACTCCTTCATCACCTTGAACCATCGGTTAAACTCTGGACACCCCCTCTTATTCACCTCTTTAACGGCCCTGCTGTGAAGCACGTAGGCGTCGCAGTATGCCTTGATCAGGGGATGGTCACACGGCTTAAAATAATCTGGAGCAAATGAGCCAACAAACTCAACCCACACTTTTTTTGATGCCGCAGACATCCCCTTTAGTGGTTCGGGTCGCCTCAATGGGGCTACCTCCAACACAGTTAAATTGTTCGCCGTCGGACCTCTTTTTCCCATGTCGTTACCTATGTCGTAAAAATCTTGGGGTTACCTTGCTCCGAGC